ATGCAGAAATTATTTGGGATTTTTGACACAGGAATTGACACAAGAAAAATGTTTGTGCCAATGACCTTTAAATTTAAAAAAAGAAATTACATTAACAAAGATGGATTATCCTTAGTTTACTTACACGTTTGTGCAAATAAAAGAAGAGAAAGAATTCCTCTGGACATATATGTGAGTCCTAAATCCTGGAACAACGAAAAGATGCGTGTTAAAGGAAATGATGCCGACGCTCAAGACTTAAACCTCTTTTTAGATATTGTTTGGTCTAAAATTACCAAAATAAAAAAATTCTATAGGCTCTCCTCTAAACCTTTAACTATTGATCGTTTTTTGTTTGAATTTAATAACGATATGCCTAAAACGAATTTTGTTAAATATAGTCAGGCTATATTAGAAGAAAGAAAATCAACAATTAAAAGCAGTACTTACGCTAAAGAACAATCTATACTGAAAAAATTGGAGGAATATCAAAACGAAATACTATTTTATGATATTAACGAAATGTTTTTTGTAAACTATAGACATCACCTGGCCAATCTTGGTAATAATAAAGCCACTAGAAATGGTAACATTAAAATAATTAAAAAATATTTACGATACGCTGTTAAAGCTGGAGTAAAACTTCCTGTAGATTTAGATAATGTTGTTTCAGGATCTACTCAAGGACAAAAAAGTTATCTGAATAGTGATGAAGTTAAAATTTTGTACGACTATTATTTTTCAAATCACATTCCAAAAAACCAAAAGCTATGTTTAGGCTATTTCCTTTTTAGTTGTTTTACAGGTTTAAGATCTTCTGATGTGCTCGCACAGGGCCGACACACTATTGAGTCTGGTAAATTTCAATTTACTCACGTAAAAACAGGAAAACTACAAGTTATTAAGTTAAATCGCAAAGCGATAAAAATTGTTAACCACAATAAAGACTTGTTTATTGAAAAATATTCAGCTAGCCATATACGAACCGTAATAAAAGAAATTTGCGCCTGGTTCCAAATATCCAAACGTGTAGATTACCATATGTCTAGACACACCTTCGGCACTAATTACATATTGCTGGGTGGTGATGTTACCAAGCTTCAGATATTAATGAACCATAGCGACGTTCGCGAAACTATGGTATACGTGCATTTAGCTGAGTTAGAAAAAAATGCTGAAGCAGATTTAATGGATAACATGTTTTAAGACAAGGCTTTTAAATTTATTTCTACAGACCACAAGCCGTTTTTAACGAGCTCTTTTGTAAAAGACTTAATTATCTGATATTGCTTATAAGCATATGCATGATTTTTTAATTTTAATTCTAACGCATCCTCTTCAGTCATTAAAAATTGCCAATTGGTAAGTTTAGAAATTATTCTTAACTCTAACCACTTTTCATGATCTTCATAGAACACGCTTGGCAACAATAGCCTTTCGTTAGATTGCGCTAAATTTTCTGATGTAGAACCATCAAATAAAATTAATTTTACCGTTGTTTTATCGTCTAAAAAATGATCTGCTGTAGTAATATTGTTTATAGTCGCAATAGGCAAGGGAAGTCCGTTAATGGTTATTTCGGTTGTGTCATCATTCGTAACAAACCCATCTAACAACGCTCCATATTGATCTATAAACACCTTAGTGTAAGTGTATATTTCAGAATTAATTTCTTTAAATTGTAACAAGAATGAATCTCCTTTTGAATGTGAGCGTAAAGGCGCATTTACTTCATAAGGCTCTAGGTTAATCACTTCGGATGATAACAATTTATCTACAACGCTGTTAATATAAAATTGATTATCAATAATCTCTATATCAATATTCTTCCAATTTTTCAACATTGTCATAAGCTCTCCAAAAGTAATATCTGGAACACATTCTGTAAGCACAATGTCTTCTGCAGCAACTAAAGTTGTAATTAAATCTCCTGACTCATCATATTTGGCTATTTGGCTTATGGTTAAATCCGCGATACTTTCTTCCGTAATAGACTCTCCTTCATCATCAATATATCTACTAAGCTGATAACTAAACACCTCTATAACTCCAGAACCTCCATTAAAATCTACATTTAAGTCTATTTGATGGTGTCTTACTCTTATCCTAGAATAAGAAGTTCTTTCGTAATTCAAAATGATTTCGCCATTAAACTTTATACCTATGTAGGCAGGTCCAATTCGTCTCCTAATTAAATTTCCTGCTATTTTATATCTTCCATGATCAGTCAGCGTAATAGTTTCACTATAATGACCATATTTGTACGGACCAAAAGAGCCAACAAACCAGGGATGCAAATAAGGACCGTCATCTTCGCTAGTAAAATCTTGCATACCAAAGAACAACTCTTGAGAGTTCGCATTTATAGCAGAATAATACAAGCTCATTTCGCTAAAAAGCGCTTGTTTAAAATCAGGATCGTCTTTAAATGTTCCCGCAAGTTCATAACCCGCATCTTCAACTGCGGTTTTTATTACATGCATTAAATAGGGTTGTGGTTGCATAATGTTTCTGTTTTCAGAAATGCTCTCTTCTTCATTAAATGTGTTTTCTAAAAACGCACCATCAACTCTTTTGTTTATAACTCCTTCAAAATACGCCCATTGCTCTGATTCTGTATCATACTTATTTGTGTGAACTTGCACAAAATTATAATTCACTGCAGGATAAGATTGGATTATAATAGTTTCTGCGTGTGCATAAATTGTGGTTTCAGAAAGATCAACCGTTTCTAATGGTAATTCTTTTAATTTTTTATTATAATTTGGAATTTCTTCTAATCCAAATTTAATAGTAATAGATATGTCTAGACCTTTATCTTCTTCTATTTCTAAAATAGCTTCATGTACTTTGCCATTATAATACAAATCGCCAACAAAATATGTTTCAATACTCAGACTGGTTCCTCTAAGAATGTCGCCAAACACCACGTTTAATTCTGGTGTTAGGGTTAGCTCTATAGGAAACGTATATCGTGTTACAAAGCGGTCAGAAAACCAACTGTTTTCTTCATTAACAATAACTTTGTAGCCTGATAAGTCTAGCTCAAATGCACTATGTATGAATTTCAGAATCATTATTTAAGTTTATGTTAAATTCAACAGTAAGCTCATATATTTCTAATGTAGAATCTACATTTTCAAATTTTTTATTAACCGGTATTAATTCCACAACACTGTCTGAAGAATCAGATAAAATCCATGCACGTTTTGCAGAAAGCAAACCATCTATACGCTTTACATTTTCTTTTAAAATAAAGCCGGTATTAATAAACATATTTTGAGTCCTTTTTACATCCACTTTTTTAAGCTTTTCTAAAAAGTCCTGATAGCTTTTCACTGTGGTGTTATCATATTCTAAAGGTAATTTAAATTCTCCTGTAAACTCCATGATTTCAAGCACTCTGTGTTCGTTTTCCCATGCAACATGAAAGCTTTGATTACTTTCAGGGAAAACACGATATATTTGAGACAAGTAATTAGCCGAATCATCGAACCACGAAGTAGTGGCAAAGCCTTCATAATCTTTATATAATCTTATTTCAACCACATCACCAGGACTATAAGTATTAAACTTATGACGATACCCAAACAGCCTATTATAACCAGGAGCATGATTAATATTATATTCAAACTCACCGTTTTTATATACTCTCAACCTGTGATTAGACTCTTTATAAAAATTAAACATGGCATAACTACTAGGCGTTACCCGAAGATCTTCTCCGTAATAATTTAATAAAATAGCGTCTGTAAACATTCTTTTTGGCTTTCTACCAGAAATAAATTTTAAATCTGTATAATTCACTACATGATTTAATTCAGGATTACTCTTGTGTAAAAAACTGATGCCTAAATCTACTTCACAAGGCGCATAATAAGTTCTAAAATAAGCGGTTTCATCTGCAACCGTAGTGTTGGCTAAGGTTTCCATATCTATAAGCGACACGCTTAACAATTCTTTCATAATATTATCTAGAACTTCACCTATAAAAAACGTTGCTTTAGAAGCAAATAAACCCATTAAATATTCTAACACCCTAGAATTTGAAACTCTATATTTGTAATTATAATATGTAATATCTAAGCTTATTTGAACTTGAAAATCAACAGACTCATAAAATGTTGATATTGTATCATGGTCTTTAGTGAAATTTATAGAGTCTTCTGACAATCCTAAAACAACATTTTCGTAAACATTGTGTAAAATTTCTATTTCATAATCTACACCTAATAAAGTTAAAGTAACAACGCCTTCATAAGTTCCTGCCGTTAAATCGTCACTATTAATAGGTTTGATGGACACAGATTTTAAAAATCCATCATATATTACTTCACAGATTATCCATGTAGGATGAGCAAACGTTATTGTTCCAGGTCCATTTACTTCTACAGATTGAGCTTCAGCTTCTCTTATGTTTTTTATAGCAGAAAACTCTAAAAATGTTGGAGTTAATAATGCTGTGGAGGTTTCATACAATTGAACATACAGATCTAAAGGGAGCCACTCTGAAATTGCTGCATTATAACCATATGCAAAACCAGTATAATATCCGATAGGCTCTAACTCTATAGTTATTGCTAAAGTTATATTTACTGTTTGAGAATCTGAGCCTTGGTATTTTGATATGCCATCAACAGTTTCTTGAAACACTAAATTACCGCCAGAAAGCGCAAAGCGATCAACAACACCAATTATAAAAGTTCCTGTAGCCGAAATATTAAAAGTTTGAGATGCTGGTAATGATTCGCCAACAATATGTTCAAAATTTAAACTTTCTGGAGATAATACAACAGACTCAGACGGTGTTTCTCCTGATATTAATAATCTAAAAAAATAAATTTTAGTATCTAACAGTTCTTCGCTATCATCCTCTAACACTCCGTAAACCAAGAAACCAATTTTAAAATTATATAATCCAGGAAGCGCTAAAAATAAATTTGTGAAAGCAACTTCATTTGTCACTTCTAAATTCTCTTCTGATAATACGTAACCGGTTGGTTGAGCGTCTTGAATTTCACCTTCTAATTCCATTAAGCCTTCATATGCTTCACCTCCTAAAGTAACTAAAGAACTTGTTTTAATTTTGAAACTAACATAATCTGAATCCGCATAAGAAGTAATATAATCATGTATGATTGTATCAATTTCGAAATTTGAAGGATCTGCGTCACCTATTTCATAATTCATTGTATATGGTGGAGAAGGTGAGAACTCCCAGTCTGCGCTTGGCGGCCTACTTACTGAACTTGATGAAAATTCCGGTTCGCTATGTAACTCAATATTATACGCCATTTTAATTTATGTTTAAAGGTACATCTGATGAGTCTTGTACCTGTATTGTGTCAACTGTATTTATAGTTCCTAAATCATCTGTTAGCCAACATTCTAAAAAAATACCTTTATATGTCATTTGAATTCTGTCTGAAAACTTAACCGCAGAAGCTCCTAAATATTTTGCTATTTCATTTCCGAAAAAATTAAACTTTTTTAAATCATCTGTTATAAAAGGAACTACTTTTACAGGTGTTGCTGAGGCTCCATTTATGATTTTAGCCACAGTTCCCGTTAAACAAAAAGAGGTAGGCACTTCTGTTTCATACTTTAAAGTGAGTTGCTCTAATATATTATTACAAACTACATTTAGCAGTTTATTTTTAAAAACTTCTTGAACTGAAAAATTATTATAAGCCATACTATCGTTTTGATTTATTTTCTATTTTTTCTAATGCCTTTATATCATCCCTTATTTTTTTTGCGTTTTGGTAATTTCTTTCCAAGTACGCTTCAATACCATGATCAATAATATACTGTAAGAGATCTGTGTTTTTTTTAATTACATGTAAAAGCTCTGTATTAACTGTGTTATTAAAACTAGAAGATTCCTCTTGCTGAGGATTAGACTTATATATTCCATCTTCATATCCTTTAACCCTGCCAATCTCACGATATAAACTATTTTTTAAATCTGGATTAAACTGTTTCAAATCTTCTCCATTAATAATAAGTTCTGGTGATTTTTTTCCTTGCTCTCCAGCTAAAAATACTGTTGGTTCGTCTACTAAACCTGATCTAGAAAAACCGCCATAAGCTGCATTAAATTGTTTTCCATCCTGTTCTCTAGTAATATTATAAAGTCCTTTTTGATATCCCTTTACTGGCTTGTTTTTTGCTATGATACCAACCTGAATAGTACCTAGTGTTGCTGCTAAAGCACCCATTATTAAACCAACAGGTAAAAAAGGTGTTGAATTAAAACCATTTATAGTTGCCATAGCGGCTCCAGCAATTGCATTTAACAATTGCATTTGCCAAGCGCGTTTCGCTTGTTTATATTCTAATTCAGCTTTACGCTTATCTTGTTCTTCTTCTAAAGCTTTAATAGCCGCATCGTATTGACGTCTATTAATTAAACCAGAGTCTAAAAGGTTTTTTTGCTTAATCTTTTTTCTTTCAGTAGCTGCTTCAAATTTTCTAAGTGCTTTATCTTCTTTAGCACTAACAAATTCATGATATTTAGCCCAAGCATTCATAAAAGCCTGTACTCCCATACTAGCAACACCTATAGCTCCTCCTAAATCTTCTATATTCTGAAAAGTAGTAAGCCATTGATCTGCGGTAAACCCAAGAACATCCATTTCTCCAGCTTCACCTAAATCTAGTTTACCTGAACCATCATCATCTTCGTCTTCTCCTCCTCCGGAAAGGCTGTTTTTAGCCGCTACTAATTCTTGAATTTTTAATTTAAGCGTTTCAACTTGAGCTTCAAATTCAGACTGTTGCTCTGGAGTTAAAAGCGTAAGATCAAAGCCTTCAAACTTACCTGACTCCATAAAGGAGGTTAGCTGTGCCACTAACGCATCTAAATGCTCTTTCTGTTTAACAAGCTCTTCCTTATCAAATTGTTCTTGGAGTGCTTTTTTAGCTGCGTCTAGTGTTTTAAGCTTTTCAAGTTCTTCATTGCTTATAAAACCTCGTAATTTGTTTTTTGCATCTTGAAGCTTCTTAATGCTATTTAGGTTTTTTAAAAACTGCTGCTCTCTAATAACCTTTTCGCGCTTATAAGCTTCTTCACTTGTTTTTATGTCGTCTGAATAACCTTTTTCTATAATAACACCTTTACGCAGCTCGTGCATGCTGTTTTCGTACTCGATACTTTCATTAATAGCTTTGTTTTTCTCTACCCATTCTAATTTAACCTGCTCTAAAACACTTGCTTCATTATCGCCTTCTGTTGTGCCTTTAGCTCTGGCCACATCAATTTGTTTATCTAATATTTTTAACTCCTTTTCAGCCACTAATTGTTGCTGTAATTTTTGAAGTTTAAATTTGTGATTAGCATCGTTCTGCGCCATTTCTCGAACAAAGGCATCCTGTATTAGTGCAATTCTTGCATTTTCTGCCGCTTGTTGAGCACTTAATAGCCCAGCAGCACTACCTTTAGGTAGCTTTATTTTAGATGAACCTCCTGACGTATTGAGATTTCCAGGACTTGATGTAGGCAAGGGGTTAGCATCAGGAGAAATTGGAGCTGTAGGATTGTTTTTTAATTGCGTTTTATATAATTCTTCAAGAGCTGCAATTTCTTCTTTAGTTGTATTAATAGAGTCTTGTTTGTTTTTTATCGCTGTTTCTGTGTTTTTTGATATCGCCGCTATTGCAGAAGGTCCAGACTTCATTTGATTCCATAATTGCTCATACCATTTTATGTTGTCTTGAAGACTTGAGTTTTCTTGATCTGCAAGTTCTACAGCTTTCTTTTTAATACGCTCTAACAACACATGCGAAATTGCATTTTGTTTTAAAGCCTCAATATGTTTGTTTAAAGCGTCCTTTGCTGCTAATGTATTAGCTGATTCTATGGTTAGATTATTATTGTATTCTGGAACCGTTCTGTTTAACTCATCAACAGCTTCCTGGCGTTGTTGCATAGACAATGTTTCGTCTCTAGCAACATCTAATAATAATTTTTTCTGTGTAATGGTTTCAGCTGTAACGCTTTCAGCTTCTTTTAATGCGCTATTAAATAACGACTGAGACGTTAGCGCTTTTTTAGAATTTTCTGAAAATAATAAATACGCTCCTGCAGCAGCTGTTATTAAGCCAACCACTAAACCAATTGGACTTAACATTAAAGTCCTATTAAATAGAGCCATAGCAGCTCTAGCTCTTGTAAGATTAAGTGTTACTAAATTAAATCCAGCTGATAATAATAAAGTGATAGCACGTAACGCGGTTGTTGCTACCGTTGCTGCTTTCTGGGTTAATATATATAGCCTTGTTGTTTTATCTAAAGTCCCAGTCCATAAAGCAGCTAACTTAATAGCTGTATTATAAGATATTACAGCTGCTGTTATAATAATAACAGCTTTAAGTAGAGCAACTAATCTATTTCTAAATTTCGTTACTTTACCATCTGCATCTTCACTTGCTCCAATAAATTTAGCAAACCATTCTATAAAATTATTAAGTCCATTTATAACTGATTCTGATGAAAACGCACCTATTAATCGTTTTTGTACTTTAGCAATAGTTGCCGCTAAATTATTATTTTTAATATCATACTCTGTAGTTAATGATGTTGCATCAACCAATGATTTATTTGATAATTCTATGGTTCTTCTAAAACGTTCTTGATTGTTTGCAGCAGCTCCTATTACTTTAGTCGCTCCAGTTGAGCTAACACCTAAAAATTTAAGAGTTTCACCAATATCTGTAGCATCCATTCCTTTTAATCCTTTAGAGAACTGAAGGAAAAACTCTAAGGGATTAGTGTTTACTAAATCTTTAACTTCTTTTTGGGTGATCCCCATAACCTTAGCAAACTTATCTGTATTGTTTGTTACTTGACTAAGCACAATACCATACGCTCTAGAAGATATTTCAGCCTTAATACCTGACTCTTCAAACGCAGCCCCTAATGCTAACGCTTCTCCAACTGTAGGTTTTAACGCTTCAGGTAATGATCCAACTCTTGCAGCAAATTCTGCTAAATTATCTTCGGTTGCATTTCCTGCTGCACCTAAATCATTAATAGAAGAACCAATCGCATTAAAGGCCAAGTCTACATCTAAATCTTTAGTTTCTTTAAATAAGTTTTTAAGAATCCCTAATTTACTTGCAACCTCTTCAACGCCTCCAGGAAACGAATCGCCTAAAGCCACTGTAGCCTTATTCATTACCTCTACAAAATCTGAAATTTCTTCTTTAACAATACCAACACGACCACCTTCTTCAGCAATTTTTAGTAAATCAATTCGCTGCGTTCGTGTTTTTAGAAGTCCGAATGATTTCGTTAAATCATCAACTTCATTCTTAGTCATCCCCGTTGTTTTTTGAACATCACTCTGCGCGTCTGACAACTTACCGTTGTAGTCTATCATTTTTTGTAATGTTAACACAACGCCAGTTCCTGTAGCTATAATTGAAGCGCCTAAAGCTGCATATTTATTAAAGCTATTAGCTACTTTTGATAGACTTGATTCTGAAGCTCTAGAATTAATAGATAATTTTTGTAACTGAGTATTAACTAATTTTAAATCTGCTTGAAGCTTTTTGTATTTCCCAGATCCAGGTATCATATTGTTTAATGATACACGAAGCTCTGCGGCTCTTTGCCTAAGTTGACGCATTGAAAGACCAGTAATACCTATCTTATTTTGTAATGCAGAGATTTCTAGCTTATTACTTTTTAATTCTGCATTATTTTTTTTAATTTCCGATGTAAGGTTTTTATACTCTTGGGTTGTTTTCTTCCCTTGAGCTATTAATTTAGCTCTTTCTGCATATAATTCCTTATTTGTTGTTTTTAATTCGCGTTGGCGCTTTTCAAGCTTAAACAGTTCTGCTTGCGCTTGATTGCCATTTATAACAACATCTACTTGAAGTTTTTCGCGAGTTAACTTACCGGCCATAATTAAGTAATTAATTTATAGCAATGTAAATCGAGGAAATGGTTATAGTTGTGACATGACAGAAAGTGCAAAAAAAAATCAACCTATAGGTTGATTTTGTAATTGTTTTAAAAAAAGGCTATTCATCTAAAGTAAAATCTTTAGTTAAATCATGCGTGACGAATTGATCATCGTCTTCTAAAACAAGTAAATTGTCTTGAAGTTTCCATAAACTGCCTTCGTCTACGTGGATGCCTTCTATACTAATAACGTCTATGCTGTTTCGGTACATGGCTCTTGGATTTTAAGAGTTGGTAAATCTTCGAAATGCTCTGGCTTGAATGTTATTAATTCGTCCAGTAAGCGTTCTAAGAGCGAATGATGAAACAAGGTGTCGCGCCTATCTTGTTTGTTATCTGCTAGAGAGGAATCTAAATAAGCAGATTTCATCTCGTTAAGAGAATCTTTAATTTTTTTAGGCTCCCACTGGTAAACGGTGTCTCCCCAAGTTAATAAAGTGTTGGCTAATTGCAACGTGTTTTTTGGTTGCTTTTCTGTGTTTGAATTTTCTTTTGACATAATCGAAAATATATTAAAAGCGAAGCTTACCCTTAGATGTGTCAAAACAGTCTAGGACTGGATTCTCTTTCGTTTCCTTCAGAGCACCATAGATAAGCTTCTATCGTTAATAAAATATAGTTTCGGATTTCTCCTAGCTGTTTTGACAAAGCAAACATAAAAAAATTATTAATACAATATGCGTTTGCACATGTAAAAATAATGATAATTCACTTGTAGTGAATTAATTAGATGTTAATATTTACAAGGAGTGAATTATTCAAAATTTTGACTACTACTTAATCTAATATATTTACCAAATATTATAAGATAAATATTATGAGTTTGCTTGTCAACCAATCTATCTAAACGTTTTCCGTCTATTCTAAGAGTGCCCATCCATCCAGAATTTAAGTTAGCAATTGAAAATAAGCCTAAATTGGTAAAAGATAAATCAAACACTGGTGAGAAATAACCTTTACTAGATTTAATTATTGGAGAAGCATGCTTGAATGTTCTCGCCATGTAGAATTCAGTTAAAGGTTCTCTGCTATTATCTACCTTGTTTTGAAATTCTGATTCTGAAACATTAGAGACTAAAAGAGCAATAACTAATATTACAAGTGATATTATTTTCCATTTCTTCATAATAAATAATTTAAAGGTTAGGATATAAATATAAAAAAACCTGCATTAACAGGCTTTAGTTTAGGGATTAAAAAATTTTTTGAATGTGATTAAAAAAAACGATCGCTTCTGTTCGACGGGTTTTACAGTTTGCATAGTCGCTTGTTAGAAAAGCCTCTAACACTGTTTTAATTGTTTTTTTGTGGTTACTAGACGTGTTAATTTCTAGAAGATCTTCCTTCCATTTTTGCATGCTTTAAAGGTTTTTGGATTAAACAAATTGGGAGAATTTGCTATTAAAACATCTTTAAAGTAAACTAAAAAAAGCGTGACAGCCTGTTAATAATTAGTTAAGTAAAGATTTGGGTTAGGGAACTGCTATAAATGTATATTATATTTTTGAGCCAACATGCTTTTCATTCTTTGAGTATATTCAACGCTTAAACGAAAGACAATATTGTTTAACATACCATAAAGAGGCTTATTGTGGACTGCGTGTGATTTCTTTTTTATTTTTCCTGTTGAAGTTTTTCGCGTTTTCATATCTGTAAACCGCAATTCTAATGGATGCGTATAAGTACCTACATTATCATTAACAGTAAACCCTCTTTCTGAATAAAAATCGGAAGTTTTGAAACCTCTTGAAGACATAAGACTTGTTTGTCTTTGATCAAGCTCTTGAAGTTCTTCACGTAGAACTTCTGAAATAAAACGTTGCTCTAGGAGATCTTGAGGATTGTATTTACTTCGTGAGTCTAGAACGTCCAATTTATTTTAGTTTTAAATAACCAGCATCGAACAACACTTTTAGTTTTTGTTCAATTCTATTTCGGTTTCGTAAATTATAAACTTTGTTTTTATCTAACCCTAATTCAGATTTTAAAGATGAGGATTTAAATATTTCTTCTAAAGCATTGTCTATGTCAGATTCTTTCATTTTAATTGTTTGTTGGTCGCACAATGTACGACTTTATACAAACATATCAAAATCTAGCATAATTTTCCAACCATTACAGCTGCTTAAATTCCAAACAGGTACTAATTTTATATTTTGAGTATTTAAAAACCTAAGCTCAGTACATCCTTCACGACTAGAATTTAATATATATTCTAAAATTTTTTCAATAACCAAATACGTTTCTTCAAAAATATCTAAGAATTCTTCATGGTTGATTTCTGAAAACGTTGTTTTCTTTAAAACCATGAGCTGAGTAATATTAGTTAGTTTAAATTCGTCTGCATTTAACCCTTTTCCTCCAAAGTCTGGCATAATACCTACTAATAATAAATTATTGTCTGACTGATGCGCTTCTAAATACTTCGTTAAGGCCGATTTATCTATTAATAAGCGTTGGCTATTAATTTCTGAAAACTCTTGTTTAAGCCCTGCCAAATAGCTTCTGAACCAATTGATTTTTCCCATAATAATTAGTTTTCTTGTTTAGCTTTAATCTCTGCTGCTTTTGCTTCTGCTAAAGCATCTAAATCACGTTTACGTATATCGTAAAGCCTTAAAAGCACTTCCCATAGGTTTTCTTTACGTAAATCGCTTAGTGTTCCAAATACACCACTTTCTGCTATCTGAAACGCCAAACTTTTAAAACCTAATCCTGGTATATCGCTTTTATGTTCTTTTTCATCTGGTTGTGATTCAAATAGTATAGATAAATCTATTACCTTGTTTTCCCATAACACTCTTGAAGATGACACATATTCTTGAAAAGCTCCAAAGAATAAAAAGAAACCATAAACTTGGCCAAAATCGACATGATTTTTAAAAAGGGTAATCCTTTTTTCTGTCTGATGTTTGTTGTAAATCTCATTCTTTTTTAAATAAAAAGTAGCCATAAGCATATATAAATACTTTTTATCCTTTGCTCGAAAATACATTTGAAATAAATTTAAACCGTCTTCATATTGTCCGAACGATACATTCATAAACCTTGCTTGTGGTCCTAAATATTTCTTTAAAACAGGTCTCACATAAGGCGTATGATTTATAACAAAATCTTGCTTTATAGCTAAGTCTCCATCTTCAGTTTTATTAAAAAAAGTATCTATTAATTCTGATATTTGATACAAATTAGCATAAAAATCAAGATCTTCATTTTTATTAGAAGCCTTTTGTTTTTGATCTATTTCAATGTTTAAGATTGAACATATTGCTTGTACTCTAAACTCTTCATAATTATAATATCCTGTTTGCCATAAATACAGCAAATTAACCACGCTCTTATATTCGTCTTTATTACAATGAGCGAGTTCTTTTGGTACAAACCTAGTTATGTTGTTGTCTGGTATATAAATGCTATGGTGAGTGGCGGTTTCCATTATTTAAAAAGGTCGGTATAACTTAAATTTAAATTATTCATTCGTTCTTCAAATTTTGTAGTTACAGCTATTCGCACCTCTTCTTTGTTTTTATAATCTTTAGGGATATATTTTGAATTTGCATCTATACCAAAAAAATCTTTTAGGAAAGAGTTTACATCTTTTCTTAAAGCTTTTCTTGCGCTTAACTGTTTTTTGAAAGCGCCTTGCATTTTAACATAAGCTTTCGCGATAATAAATCTGCGCTTAATTTTTTTAAAAAAATTAATAATCCATTTTATTAGTTTCATTTATATATTTAGTTTAAGTTGATACGAAATTGTCATTTTTATTAAACCCATAAGGATCCTCTGATTCTGTTTCTGATGTTTCTACTACAGGAGGAGGAAACATAACCTTATAATGGTCTTCGATCTCTTTTAAAGATTTATTGCAATCTTCTAAAAATAGATTTGATACTTGATCTACTTCTAAAAACTGAGGTACTGAACGTCCTCGTATTGTTGCTCTATCACCTCTTACTGGTTGAAGAACCCCTTCAGGAAATAAGTTTATTTGTAAGCGTTTAATACCCCAAGACAAAGCATAATAACAACACGCGTCTTTTATTAGAGTTATCATTCTGGCTTCATTTAATGTTATAGCCTCTTGAGCTTCTCCGTCTGGTTCTTTAGCAAAATACAACACCTTAGCTTTAAGACTCTCAAACACAGTAGATCCTATTCTAGAAAGAATATTACGGTTTTCGCACATCTCTAGTCCTGGTCTTAATTTTAAGAAAAGGAGTGATGATGATAATTGATATCTAGGCTCATAGTCTTTTAAGTTACGCACAAAAAGTTTATGTGACGCTTTAAATGCATCAGAATCTTTCCATGTATCGCTATTTTGATCTAAATAATTAAGCAATCTATCTGCAGCTTTAAATGAGCGTCTTTGAAGGACATCATCGCTTCTTACGATCATGTGTTCAAACGGTGTCTTTTCGTCTCCAGAAGAACGCATACGCCTTCCGTTTGGAGTATGAGCCAAGTCGTTTGATGGCGCAAACATAGCATATGACATAGTAGCTAATGCATATCGAAATATTTCTGTCATGTCTTCATCCTGATATGGTGTTGATGCGTCTTCTGCTCCTTCAATATTTAACTCTGTATTAGCAATTAAACTATCGTAAGTCGATTTTCCTATAAGATCTATTAGCTCTTGTGCAGCATTACGTAAATCTGGTTTAATTTTGCGTAGTGGGATGTCTGCATCTGTGAAACCTAGAGCTTCTTTATATTGCTTTTGAAATTCTGTGCTATTCGTGCTAAAAGGATATTTCATTACTCTTGGTTTTTAATTCTTTTACTACTGGTTACGTCCTCCTCTTTTTGTGGCGGTAAATGATAAAAGCCTAATTTTAATTCTTTTTCTGGAAAGTTAATTTTAAGCGCATAGTTTACTGCTTTCATTACAATAGCCTCTGGAATGTCTATACCTGTTAACAAGTAGTTTTTTAATGCGTAAAGCTGTTCGCTTCCTGAATCTGCTCTTCCTGATTCTCCTGCGCCTCCTAATGCTGGATGCATACCTACACCTGCCGCTACCATTCTATTAGCCTGATTACTTATTGTAATTTGTGCTGTTACAAAATCTTTAATGTTTTGTTTGATTTCTTTAATTTCCCAGCCTTCTTCAAAAATCTTATGACCTTCAATAGTTACATATTTAATTGAATGCCAAAACTTTCCTGTGTTCTCTGCTCCTGATAACACTTTTGAGATTTCTCTTAGATAATTCTTTTTATAATCTAATAATTGCTTATCTGTATATGGTTTTGAAGTAGTCGCTTTCTTTTCTAATTCTTCTTTTGCTTTATCCCAAAACTTAGCTGGTGAAATTACATGGTATTTTAAATTTATGCTGTTTTTGGAAAGCGCTTTTAATATAATTGGAATTGCTGTAGATCGACGAATCCATTCTAATGAACCATATAAGTCTGGTACAGTATAATAGTCTGAGCAAAAACTATATTTGTTGCTATATAAAATAGCGTTTCTATGCTCGAAGGGCTTTTGAAAATCGAATAACGCATATACATCGTAATCTGTAACACTGGCTACACGCTTAAAGTTCCAGTCTGTTACTATGCAGTATTTTGGTTTATATGAACGTGCACCTATGTCTGTGGCTAATCTTCCTTCTCCTGGTGATACGTGTTCTAATTTAGCTATAGATGGTTTACCAACTCTTGCGCCTTTAGCTAAATAGAATTTAGTATAGCAGGCTTGGATATAAGAGTAGTCTTCTTTTATTTTTTCTAAATAATCTATATAACCCCAACTTTCCAACCACGTTTGCACACGTTTATCCTGAACCCATGTTCTTACTAAATTATTATCAACTAATTCTTCTTTATATAATTGAGGTCCTTTACCCCAAAGTAATTGACCTTTTTTTGTTAAAATGCCTGGTGATATAGAGTTGTTCTGGATTACATCTTTAATAACTTTATCTAAGTCATTATTTGTGCCAAAAGGAAAGACTCTATAATTGTCTATTTGATATTCTTGATTTGTCCAATCTAGGGTGTCTTGAACAGTTTTGTATTTATCAAACTCTCTTGGATTTTCTGCTGTCTCAAATGTAAATGCCACATCGTCCACATTTACAATAGCATTCTGATTATAAAATTCTATTTCATTCATCTATATCTATATTATTAAACCTCAAAAGAAGCGGTATATAAAATGTTTTATTCTCTGATGTATCTAGGTTTACATAGCCTATTAGGCTCCTGGCCTTATCACTATACTGCTCATTCAAACCTGTTCTTAGTAGACACTTGCGCACATGTCTAACACCTTTAGACTCTTCCTTAGTTGTATTACATGTAAGGAAAGTAATTGAAAAAGGAATATTATTCTTAGATAACTCTCTCATTCGTTTAACAGCCTCGTATACTTTCATAGTGCAATAATAATAATGGTTGGCGCTTATTGTTGTGACACGACAACACCGTGTCTGCTCTATAGCATACATTATGTTGTTACATAATGATATATAGTATATGGTTGCTTTCAGCGAGTTAACTTGTTGGATGCAAGTGTCAACGTCATATATCTAAGGTTTAAAGCGTGTGTAATTGCATATACAGTTCTCAGCGGGACGGAGTGAAATCTTTTACACGCTTTTAACCATGATTTTTAATCTAGGTTAAAACGCTATAAACGTGATATTTATATTTTTTTTTGTTTTTATTTTCTCAATATTCTGATATTTTTTTTTAAAAACTTGTCCTATTTAGAGAGATTTTAAATAAAAGAAAAAACAACAAATAAATGTTTTAAAGTCGTAATAATTACGACTTTTTTTTGTATATTTATATAAGTTAATTAATTAAAAATCATACACTTATGACAACAAAAACGAAAGACGCAACAACGTCTAAAAATGTAAAAAAAACAGTTGCACCAAAAAAAGCAACTCAACAAACAAACGGAGCAACTTTAAAAAAAGAACCTGTTGTAAAATTAGATGTTGCAAAAGCCACCGTTAAAGAGATTTTAAAACCAACTGCAAAAGGTCGACTAAACAGACTTGAAACGTTAAATATTTTAGCGGATAAGTTTAACGCAGTTAGCGGAAAATATGACGAATTAACGCATTTCATGGCAGGAAATGACACCACTAACGCACAAATGAAATTCTCAAGCGCAAGCAATTACAGTTTTACGCTTCGCAATCCTGCTATTATAGATAAAATTTTAGGTTTTGTCGAAACTGAATTTGCTCAAATAGTAGAGAAAGCCGAAAAAGAAGTTTTAAACTTTCAAGTTTAAAAAAAGCTAACAACGATAAAAGCCTACTATTTGCGGTAGTAGGCTTTTTTAAAATTTATGACTTATGACAACACAAGCCAACAACAAAAACAAAAGTAATTCTTTTAAAATTAGTGAGCAAGTTAAAAGCATCTTACATAATAGAGGGCTTTCAAAAGTTTTTAATTATAACGATTATAATTATTTTAAAGAATTATGTAAAAGCGCATTTAATAAAGCGCAAGCCATAGCAGATAAATTCACAGAAGAACACGAGCAAGAAAGCGAGTTAAACGAATATATTTTTTAAGATGAATTTATCCAGACCTTACAAAACAAATGTTAATAAAATAACGCTATTTAGAGAGCCTTCAACCATTGAAAAAACTAAAATTAGTTGTAGTCGAGATATAGAAGCTTTTAGCCGTCAAATGTATGGTAATACCATTTCTATTTTAGAGGATTTTTATATAGTATGCTTAAACAATTCTAATATTATTGAGGATTTCGTACACATTAGTAGAGGAGGTATAACAGGCACTTTAGTAGATATTAGAATACTTGCTAAAATCGCTTTAGAATCGCTTTCAGTAGGCGTTATTTTAGTTCACAACCACCCAAGCGGAACACTTATCCCAAGCCAAGCAGACAAAAACTTAACGCAGAAAGTTAAAAAAGCTTTAGGTTATTTCGATATAAAAATTTTAGACCATCTCATTTTAACCGAAAACAGTTATTTCAGTTTTGCAGATGAAAACATTCTATAAAAATTTATCAATTATGACAACAACAACAACAACAATACACGAAGCAATGCAAAATTGCACCACTAAAGACCAAAAAAAACAGTTGCTAAAATCTATTAGCATTGATGCTAAAGAGCAAATACAACTAGGAGCAACCGAAGAAGAAACCGTAAACGGTGTTTTAATTAGTTGGTTAACAAATAAAACGCACCAAGAATTTAACGGTTTTTGGCAATGGAAAAAACTCGGCTACAAAGTTAAAAAAGGCGAAAAAGCATTTTTTATATGGAGCAAAAAACGAAAAGCCAAAGACAAAGATAGCCAAGAAGATGACAAAGAATACAGTTTTTTTAGTCTGGCTTATTTATTTAGTAATGCACAAGTTGAACCACTAAAAAAAGAAGATGCTTAAAACACAAAACACGCCGCAACATTTGAGAGAGTTAAACTCTCTCTTTTCTTTCATAGCAAGAAGACACGACGCATCGCGCGTCTTCGACGATTTCCTAACCCTTGTCATTTGCTGTCTAGCCAGACAAACACAAGAGGAGTGGTATTTAGATACCATAAGGAAATACGACGAAGACGAAATAAATAATTTAACCAAAATGTTTGCAACACTTTTAATTATTTATGAAAAATCGCTACGCGATGAAGATTGGATAGATCCTCTAGGCGAATACTACGAGGAACTAGCAGGAAATTATAAAAAGCAAGGTTTTGGCCAATTCTTTACACCTAAGGGAATTTGCGATATGATGGCGCAGTTTACCATAAAGGAAAACGACTTTGGTAACCATATTAACGATTGTGCTGCAGGAAGTGGCAGAACCTTGCTAGCTGCAAATAAAATTTGTAAAGGAAATTATTATATAGCTCAAGACGTAGACCACGTATGCGTTAAAATGTGCTGTATTAATATGGCTATACATGGCCTAAAAGGAGAAGTGCACCACATGAACACCTTACAAAATAATAAGCCCTGGAATAGTTATATTATTAACCACGATTGGCATAAAACCAAAACACCATTTATCTATAAAACAAAAGCCGACAATTAGTCGGCTTTTTTGTTTCTCATTTTTATAAGTCCTTCACTAAACACATAATCATTATATGAAGTGTCAGGCTCTAGGAGTATAAACTTATATTTTTCTAGAACTGCTTTATATTCATCCAAATTAGACTCTATAAAATCTAAATCATGTGTGTCATACCAATTATTTTCATAAGCTAAAATAGCATCTTCTTTTTCCTGTAAATCCTGCAATAGCTCATAATTAATATTACATTTTTTATAGAATTCTTTCATTATAAAATCAAAAAATGTAGTAAGCTCATATCTAGGCTGTTTTCTTGCTAATTCTAACCATTGCTTACTCATAAACTCTAATTGTGCTTCTGTATATTCTGGTAATGTAATTGATGTCTTGTTCATTACTTATGAAATTTAGAAGTTATCGATTCCTTATACAGAGTGATTGATTACAATTTTTACCTATCATTTCAGAAACAGGTTTTTGGCATATTTTACAAAGATCAAGATTCATACATGTGTTCTCCTCATACTTCAACTCCCCTAAAATTAACAATCTGTTGATGGTCTTTAACTGCAAATTACAAGCTTCATAGGTTTTTAATTTTGTTTTAGCTTCCATAAAACCTAATCCAGACGCACTTAAAAAATCCATTATTTCATTTTCTGGAAACCCAGTAATCACGTGTAAAGAATAAACACTTTGTTCATGTGGTATTTCTTGCTCTGGAATAGGAGAGTTGCCTCTCAATTTACTTCCTGTTTCAACAAACTCACCTTTTATTATAGAACCGTTTTGAAACTCAATTTTATGGACATATTTAGAAGAATCATCAAGCGCTTCGGCAAATGCTAATTTTTCCTTAAAATTTAAAGGTCTATTAATTTCTATTTTATCACCATTTAAACTTAAATGAAATGGTTTTCCGGATTCACCTGCTAAATATTGTTTAGATAAACAAATAGCTTTTTCAATATGTTCATCTAACCAGTTAGGAATATTATCTAAACGAGGATAACCACTACAAAAAACTTTCCCTGAAATATGCTTGATAGCTACATTATAGCTTTTTCCGTGCTCTTTGTTTCTTTCTAGAACAAGACTGTTGTCTTTTAGTTTTTTAAAGTTTTCCTGAAGTAAGGCTTCTTCGTGATTCATAACTTTTCTTGGTTTACCCAAATATACAAAAAAAACCAATGGTTCAGCATTGGTTTTTGTATCGGTGACACGGATAAAACTAACATTCGTCAGTATTTACAAGCTAAAGATATAAAAAATTAATTAAACCCTTCTAAGCCTGTAGGTAGCCATTCTCTCGAATATTTAACAATGTTAACCCATTTTGGTCTATACAACAAGTACTTGCCAGCATCACTAAAGTTAGTACTTTGCATAGGTAGTTTTTTTAATGGCAAATCCTCACTTGTTTTGTCTTTATGAATACGATTACTACCTGTTCTAGTGTCTTTTTTAACTATAATTCGAGATAATTCTAAAGAACTCTTATATTCTCTACACTGGTATTCGTCTATTAACAGCTGTGGTAATCCTGGAACGTTTCCAGAAAGCAACTGCTTCATTAAAAAGAACTCGTCGTCATGGTAAATAGTAGCCTGCCCTAAGCTTTTTAAAGTCACTTTCCACCCTGTACTATGTCCATTTTTATCAAATTCAATATGTTTTTTTACTTCAGAAGCCCAATCTCTACCACTACTTTTGTATTGGTTTCCAGATCTGTCATAATACATATCTAACCGCTTGTTAACGTGAGGACCAAAAAAGGTTACAAAGGCTTCGCCTAGTTCTTTCGAACTTTTTGGAACTAACGTGTGTAAACCTTTCGCAATTCTATATTTAGAACCATGGTCTTGGCCTATAAGCATAGAAATCATTCTACCAAAATCTACACCACATTCTAATGGTGCATGCGGATCTACATAGCGCAACATTTCGCTTGTAAATGGTGCTGCATCTTTAATACCTGTTTGCTGTACTACTTCATTAAGAATACCATCGCTATAAAAATGCTGAGAACCTAAACCAGAATAGAACTTTTCGCCATCTTCTAAAGCAGATTTAAACGAAAGCACACTTTGCTTAAACTCTTCCCACCCTAAATTTTCAAGTTGATCAAAAATATAGTCTGGAGTTAAAATATCTAAATTCACTAAACTAGAAACAACCATAAAAAAAGTGGTATGTTTTCTAGCAGTGTACCAGCGTATCATCCAACGCTCGCGCTGTTTTATTAGTTTTTTAAGAGCAGATTTATTTCGTTTATCGTAAGCGTGTTTAATTTTAAGATTAATCTCATTTAAAATGCAACCTGCTTGAAACGCTATTTTAACACGCTCTAAATCCATGTTTTCACGCGTTTCCATAATCCAGTCATGGTTCTTTTTACTAATATTTGGTAAATCTGTAGTAAAAGTGGTCCCACGCCATAAAGGAGAATGCTTTACCTTGCTATGCCCACGAAGCGCAGGAATAATAATGTCTAACACTTTCTTGTCAAAATACTTGACTTCATCACCAAATAAATGCTGAATAGAATCACCTGCTAAACCTGAAGGTTGATCAAGCGAGCCTAATTTAAAAATACAACCATTGTAAATGGATATCGTATTTTTATACCGAATGATTGGAGTATATGGAAGATCAAAATGCGCAGGAGGCCGTTCGTCTATGACAAAATGCTTCCCTTCAATCCAGCCTTTGTATTCGCGCCAACCCTCTACGAGTTTTGGTATAACTTTATCTTTGGCATTTACAAACGTATCTGCAGCAAAGCCAAAAACGCTCCTAGGCATTTCGTAAACACAGTCCATAGACCTGTCTGCTAAAATATCTGTAGTCTTGGTAGTTCCGCGACCTGCAATAATTCGTAAATGCTGAGGCGCTGTTAAATCAATAATTTGTTTAACAGGATTTCCATATCTATATTCTACATTAGAATCATTCTTCATTATGGCGAGGATCTTCGTATGGTTCTAAAAAAGCTTTAAACGGAAGCTCTCCAGCTTCACGTTTTAAAATATCTTTTTCAAGCTCTGTAAGGTCTGTTAGTCTATCAATAAAAGCAGCAACCTCACGCCTGTCTGCTTTTGGTATTCCAACTTTTTCAGGATCCATCGTGTAAAGCTTAAATGGTCTGTCAAACAAGCCTTCTGGAAAGTCTTCTAAGTCAGGCTGGTCTAATTGACGCAGTTTACCCATTTCAAAAATCATTTTAGCCACTTTAGAAGCGTCTGAGGTGTCTTTCATGGCTCCAATAGCAAAAGACACAACCTTTTCCATTTGCTCTGCGTAAACGTTGCGCCAGGCGGCTTTACTTATAGTTGTGTCGCAATAGAAGTATTCTACTGCTTGATTGTAGAGTTTTGTAGCAAAGTACCTGGAGTATTTGTCTACTTTCATTAAATGATTTACAATAGCATCTTTACTCGCGTACTTGTCAATACGAAGCATCATACCTCGTACTTTCTCCATGAGCAACATGTATTCCATAGTGTCGCTAGTTTCCTCTCCAGGAACGCCATTCTCTATAAAATCATAGATTTCATCTAAACTAATATCTCGTAAATCATTCGCCATAAAATATCTGTGCTTTTAGGTTTTCAATACGCTTATCCTCAGCGCTTTTTTTGTAAATCTGTGCTGCAGTAATATTTCCGGACTTGGCATTTTGTGCCAATTTATCGTCAATCTCAAATTGTGCTTTTAATCTACCTTTTTGTATAGCAGTCCAGATTGCAGAATCTTCTGTGGTCGCTTCTTTTATAAAGGCAGATTTTTTCATACCAACATAAAGCGCCATGTCTTTAAAAGAATAGTTTACTGCAGACAAACGTTCTACGGTTTCTGCAAGTGTTAGCTCTTGAAGCTCTTCGCTTTTTGTTGGATTATCTTTTGTCATTGTTCTGAATTAATTACCATTCGATAATAAGACAGTTAGTTATTACACCATCCCAATCGCCTCTGTAAACTTTAAATCCATCTTCAATTAATTGAAGTCTAATTTTTTCACTAACATATACGAAGTGGGGAATAAAGCATTTAAACTCACTTCTACTATTAGCTTCGCTTATTAGTTTGTAAATGTTTTCTAGAGCTTCTGATGTTTTTTTTAATTCACATGCTTTCATAATTTCTAAAGTTTTAAAGTTTAATAATTTCTCCATTAATAGCTTTGTGCCTAATTTGCACATCTGTAAATAGTTTTTCGCGAAACGCAAATAACTTTGCGCAATTCGCAAATGTGTATTGTTCGTAATACGCATTATCGCTCCAGTTTCCTGAACCTTCAATCACATAATGTGCTTCTTTTGTTTCGATAAGGCATACTTTAGCATGAACCCAAGCAAATAACACATTTATATTAGCATACTCTCTGTTTACAGACGCTAGCAAGTCTGTAATTACAGGATTACGCCTAAGCATGGTATCGCTAACTAAAAGCGTTATTCTATCCACCAAACCGTTTCTATGAAGCTCCACTAATGCATTTATAACACGTTTATTAATACTGTAGGTTGTGGCCATTAAATGTTTAGCTGTTTGATGCTCTAACACAACCGGAATAAACGTAAAGGCATTAAAGGAGTTATCGCTCTGTAAAAAAAAGAACTCTTCACTTTCTGGTAAACGCTTAATGTCTTTTTTTACCGAAGCTACTTTTTGGTAATGTGCTGCTAAGTATTTTGAAACAAAACTTCCAGATGCAGATGTCTCAATGGCACGAGAAACATCGTTGTCTGGAAGCGTGAAAAATTTATTAGACATAGATTTAGCTTATTTTTTCTAAACGCGCATCTATTAATTCTAATTCATGTTTAAATTCATTTAGCTTTTTTTCAAAAGCATCTTTGTCTTCGCCTGCTTCCATTTTATCTAGTTTCTTAGAATCTCTAGAAATGTAAGAGCGAAGATTTTTTTGGCGTTTTGTAAGTTCTACAGTCGATAGTTTTCCAACTTTCTCGTTTAACATCTCGTCTGCAAAAATTGGGTGCTTCCCTAAAATTTCGCCGTGCTCATTATAGTAGTTCAGCTCGTCGTAGATCTCTAGGTTTAATTCGAAATTACCTATAGATTTCACGCCTAATTCATAAAGTTCTTCGTTTGAAGCGCCTAGCTCAATAAGTTTTTTAATTTCGTCTCTTGCGTCTAGATAAGCATAGTAAGCTGTACGCTTGTCTGCTACAAGAATTTTAAACTTATCTGGACAATCTGCATCGTTTAAAAACGGAAACTCCTCACGAAGCTTCAAATGTGTTTTTACTTCTTCTGGAGCGTTAACAAATAATTGTTTTACAGCTTCAGTAGCTTCTTTAAGTTTATTATTGTCAGAAGTTTTTAAAGCTTCTAAATAAGCAATTAAATCTACTTTCTTTTGAGATTCTGGACCTACTAAAAGCGCTTCTGAAACCGCTTTTGCTAATGGTTTTAATTCTGTGTTGTAATTTGCTTTTTGTAAATCAAGAGCGTTTAATTGAGCTTTTAATTCTTCAGATAGTTTTGGAGTATCGATGTCTTTAGCATTTACAGTAACAGTCTTTAGTTGTTTCTTTGTAGACAACAACTCACTGTCTTTAATGCCGCAAAGTTTTTTAATATCATATTCTAAAGCGTCTAAGTTTGTTTTAGAGAAACCTGCAGCATTAAAATAACGCTTTTGTCCTGGAGACACTTCATCTAGTTTTAAAAAAATAGAGAGGATGGCATTAAATTTAGCTTTAGGCGAATTATAAGAAGCAACAAGTATTGCTTTTACTTCGTTTTTTGTTGTAGTTTTCATACGTATGTATTTAAAATGTTTTTCTTAAGAGCTTACAATGTAATTGCAATTGCATTTACTAACTGTGACACGGTAAACAAAAAAGGCTCACATACTAGATGTGAGCCTTTTTACTATTAATCAGGGATTCTTTAATTAACTGCGGTTTCTCTCTATTAAATAAATAGTAGAACCACCATCAACCACTTCTAATGAAATAGTTGCGTTCTCTAGAGCTGTCCAAGCTGTGCCGTCTTTTAAAATTACGGTAGCTTCAGTTAAATCTCCTGCAGACAAGGTTGCAGGATCTGTACCACCAGAACCAATTAAAGTTACAACATCGCCATGAACTAAATCAAAATCTGATAAAGAAACAGCAGCTGTAGTATCTAAAGCTTCCACTTTATATTGGTACCCATTTGCTACTAACATATCAATAGATACATCTGTGGCTGTTGGTGCTGCATAAGGAATATTTCCTGTCCAGAACGAAGGAACAAAACGAGTACCTTGAATTTGTTCGAATGTGAACGTGTGTCCTGCGCCTTCTTTATCGTTTTTAAACGAGTTCTTTAAACGTAATGGCGAACACTTGGTCCCATAAATACGTTTAGTGTTGTCTGCACATGATCCATAAACAATAATAAGGTCTTCACCTAAATTGTTTTGGAAAAACTCATGCGCTTCTAATTCGTCTCCTGGATGCGTAGCTACAAATTTTTGCATAATTTGTTCTGCATCTACTTCACCTTCAGTTTCGTATGTAGGTTGCTGATTCACGCCTGTCATGTATATGTATATAGGTTTTTTACCTGATACCATGACAAAATCGCCAACAGAACGAACCCCTTTACTGTCTCTTAAAGGCCAAACTGCAATATCTCTACTTCTAAACACGCCTACGTTTGCGTCTTTAGGTTTTGCTGCTCCAGATCCTGGAGTTGTACTTTTATCTACATTTATAAATTCGTAAGACATAATCTTATGTTTTTTAGAAGCCTGCCCGAAAGCAGGCTATGTTATTAATTAGGCTGCTATAGTTCTTGCTACTTCAGTCCACACGCCATCTACCAATACAAAGGTTATATTGTCTGCGCCATCTGCTAAAACAGCTTCGGATGCAACTTCAATATTTCCTGCTACATCATTGATAGTAACAGTTCCACCTGCTCCACCATTTACAACTATTTGTTGTCCTTCAAATCCGTTTAAGATTTCGTCTAACACATCGTTAGCGACACCTGTAAAGTCGAATTCGCTTCCATTTGTTGCATCTATACTATCTACATAGCTAGTATCTGCTACTGGAGCAGTTGCAGGAGTTGTAGTACGCTTAATTTCTGTAAGGGTTTTATCTGCATTTACTAAAAGCGTTAATGTACCACCTGAAGCTATAGACCAATCAGCATCTCCTGTAAGCGTGATGTTACCATCGTCTGTTACATTTCCTGAAGAAGTTGTATCTCCTTTAATTTTTACAATTTGACCAGCAAACGTATTGCTAATAGTATCTAAATTTGTAGACCAACCATTTCCTAAATGAATGTTAGAGTATGGTAAAGCAACCTCTCCAGTAGCATCGTCATAAAGTGTTACAGACATATCTTGTAAATATGGAGGCATATTTGCCCAAACTGTTTGTACTTTAAATGCTTCTGGATCTGTATCTTTTACTTTAGTTCCAATGTGGTCAAAACCAGCTCCCCATTTATAGTCAGCAAAAATATGCGTGTCTCTTAAAATGTTTTGGAAACGATACATCGATTTTTCTCCTGGTTTATTCTCGTACAACTTAATGTTGTTTTCGTCTGTAATAAACATGAAGTTAGAGCCTTCTAAATCTCTAAGTGTTACAAAACGGAAATTTAAATAGTTTTCAATTTCGTTTACCTCTTTACCGTTGTAGTTGTTGTCTAAACCAAATAACTGACGTTTACGTTCTTTGTAACGTCTCATCCAGTAAGGTGATAAATAAAAGACCATACCTTCAGCGTTTTTAGACTCTTCAGGAATATTATTTTCAATAACATCTTTCACATAATCTACAATATTAGTAGTAGTTGGCGCTCCCATATTTGCAATACGGAATTTAGCATCGTACCAATACGCTTTCCATAATTGAACTAGTAAACCATCTCCTCTATGTATCGCTCTACCTGCTACAGTAGCGTTATTAGGTGTTTTCACAAAGACACCATTAATCGCTACTTTACGATCTTCTTGACGCACCTTCTTATCTAATTCGACTAATAAGAATTGAACGAAAGACATTTTAAACGGAGAAGAACCTTCTTTATTCATCATGTTCAACCAAGACGCCTCAATTTTCTGTAAGAAATATCCTTGATGCGTAATATCTACTTGAACAGGGAATACTTTATTTTCTTCTGGCTGAATTAATTGCTTGTTTTTAGCTAAGTATGGTAACTTTCTAGCTTGAGACACTTCTGCAGACACAATATTAGCAGTTGCAATTTTATCATCAACATTAGAAACCAAAGTCCAGAAATCTGGTAAGCCTATTAAATCTCTAAACAGAGAATTTACAGCTGAAGGATTCTGTCTGTGATATAAATCGATATCACCTTTAAGCGTTTGTAATTCGGTACCATCTTCGGCCATAAAATCTGTAGGACCATTTCTTAATCCTGCAGCTCTCTGGTTCCAAGGTCTACTTTCAAAAGCGTCGTAAGCTTTGCCAGTACCTAAAAAGTGAGTTTTAGAGTGCATATCTTTTAAATTGTTACGGTTTCCTGTAGCTAATGGCGTGTCTTCTTCAGGCGCTTTTAATAAAGTTTCTAGCATTTTATCGGTTTTCTTGTTGTGCTCAAGAAGTCCAGATAAAATTTGTTTAATGTCGCCAGATTCTGCTGCGGCTTTTTTAGGATCTTCTATTGCTTCTTCAGCATCCTCTGCAGCGAGTCCATGTGCTTTTAGCATATCCATCGCTTCTTTTTTAAGGTCAACCAACTGTTGATCAGTGTCGTCCTCGTCTTTAGCAGCTGCATCTGCTAATTCCTGGTTCATGGCATCAACCACATCATCCAGTTTTGTTTTTGGTCCAAGAGCGTCTTGGAGTTTCTGTTTTTGATCTTCGCTTAAATTTATCTTTCCGTCTTCAACCAACGATTCGGCAGAAAAGAAAGCTAACATAAAAGCATAGAGCGCTTTGAATTTTTTCATTGTACTTGTTTTTATTTGTTAATAATTAATTAATAGAATATGCTTCAGCTAGGGCTTTCGCAATTTGCATAGCGTCTTTCATATTTGCTTTTTGATTGATCATATTTAAACGAATAGCGTCTTCTGTTCCAAAAGTTCTACCAGTTAACACACCTTCTTCTTCAATAAGATTTGGATGTGCTTTTCTTACTGCAGCTTGAAATTTTTGAGCCATTGGGTTTAAATGCATGTCTCTTAATAACTGATAGCCTTTTTCTGGATCTTCTTTAATGGCTTTTGGAATTTCATTTTTATGCTCAGATAAATCTGAATAGACTTCGTGAGTATCCACTCCCATTTCTTCATAATATTTAGTAGCATCCATCCAGCTGCTCACCACACCAACACTTCCAAATCGTGCAGAAATGTTGTTTTCTGCAACTTGGTAATCTGCAATAGCATCTGGAATCCATCTGTGTAAGGATAAGGACGCGTCGCAAACTGCTACAATAGGCTTGCGCTTACGGGTTGCAAAATCTATAAATGGAGAAATAGCAGACACAGCGCCTCCTGGTCCATCTACATTTATTATGATAGCTGCTACATTTTGTAAGTTGTTTACAAAATCTAATTGCCAAATAATTTCGTTAGCCCCAAGCATCCACCAGTTACCATATTTCATCATTGGACCAATAATATTTATAACCGCTACGCTGCCTTCTGGTATTTCTGAAATGTCGCGAGGATGAATACGCTCATTGTCTTCGTTAAAAAAAGACAAAATTTGAGCAGATCGGTCAACTTCTTTTGCGGCTGATTTTAACGCTTCTTCCGATAAGCTTTTAAAGAAATGCCCCATTTGTAATAATCCGGAATGACTTAACAGCCATTTTCCTGTTAGGATTTCGTTTAAAATGGTATAATTTGCTTCTGGAACTATTGAAAATTTGTTCATGTAAAACGTATTTTACACAAAAAAAAGATTAATAAACCGTTGTAGCTGTGACACGGTTTTTAGTGATTTTGGAATTTTTATGAATTTATAAGCTAGCGCTTAAAACTATTCCGCATGTTATCCCTACAAGTAAAGGAATAACCCAGCCTTTATTTGGTTTCTGAAAAAGCTTTTTTAGTGCGGTTTCTTTCTTTTCTAAAAGTACTTGAAGCTCTATCTTTTCTGATCTGGTTTGCTCGAAGCTAGCAAACATTATATTATTTGATTCTACCAATGAGTCAAAAGCTTGAGATTGCTTAAAATATGCAGTACGCAACGAATCACACTTTTTAGATTCCTTCATTATAGAAACTAAGGTGCTACGTTTAATCGTTATTTTCTCCGTGCTTTGCGAGAAACTCGTAAAGCTCATCGTTACCAACAGGAGTGTTGTCAATAGCTTCTTCATCTTGTTTGAGCTTGTTGTTAATTTTTGATTTAGTAGTCGCAGCTATAGAAGTGTTGTCTTTGCCAGATGATAAAATTTTAGCTTCTTTTAGGTCTTTTGCAGATATACTGTCATTAATAGCAGCAACTTCTTTAGTGAAATAATCTCGTTGTTTTGAAAGCTTATGGTTAAAAAATAAGCCTTGCCCTATGATAATTAAAATCAATGCAACAAACGAGAGTATAAGTGTGTTTTTTTTCATCATCTTAAAAATAAAGCGAGGACTTTCACCTTAACTAACTAACTAAATTATAAATGAAAAAACCTAACCATTAGGAATTTTTGCCTCGCTTTAAATTGTGTTATTTTCTTTGACTACTAACCCATTGTTTTAAGGAAGACATCGTTGATTGGGTTAATTGTTTTGAACGAGCCTCATTTGTTTGACTTTCAGTAAAAGCAACTACATCTACAGCTTCAAAAGAGTTGTAAGTGTCGTATGCAAATTTAAGCACCGAAAGCGCTATTAGTATTTTACCTATTACCTGACTAACAATTAAGGAGTCGCCAAACAGACCTACTTCCATAACCATACCTAGAACAGCAGCCGCTAACGCTAAATATTGAGCAAAATTTAATTTTTTCATTGTTTCTGTGTTTTTAATTAATAATCTTTATCGTTTTTGAAAATGCATCCAATCATAATTTTTCTCAACACCTAAAGAAATAAAACCATGCTTGTAAAAAATATCAATCATTGGTTTATATTCTGGCCTTGCAAATCTTGCTGTTGCACTTGTTTCTCTTAACTTATTTCTTGCTGGATCTAAATCTATTGCAATTCCCCATGCATGAGTACTCCAGGCTGTGCCTCCTCGCATTTTTCTATAATTAAAACAACCCCCAAACAAATCTATTCCTAGCCTTACTATTTCGGCATATCCATAATATGTCAGCAATTCATTAAAAATATCTAAAAAAGATTGCGCAACTAATTTATGACAACTCATTCTAGTTACTTTTACATCTAAATCCCAAGACAAACGCATAGGATAAGGCAAATCGATAACAGTTAAATAACCCTCACCAATTTCATTAGGTGTACCATAAATTGCTTTTAATCGATTTGTGGTTGGCTGTTTAAAAATTGGGTATGTCATTATTTTATTTGATTTAGTTTTAATTATCGGAGAGGTGCTATCTTCAACATCTAAAACTGGTGTTATTCTTTTTCCTTTTATTATTTTTAAAAGAAAACACACTATTGTTTTTCTTTTATTTTCACATGACGGTTAATCAAATTATAATAGTATTGTGTTTTTTCTCTAGTGGTGTCGCTATAAAACTTATTAATTTCTTTGTCGTTAGTTAAAATATAGATGTCGCCAATTTTGTTTCCTAAGCTATCTACTACAATAGAATTTGTATGAAAAAACAAATTATCATAAGACTTGAACCTAAAATCAACCTTCTCTTGAACTGTGGTTACTTGCAATTCTGCCTTGTTAGAGGTTTTTACAGAGTAAACCACACTAAGGATAAGGGTTAAACAAAACGCTAAAATCCCGAATTTCAAGAGGTTTATGGGTTTAAATATTTGTTTCATTATCGTTCTTTTTTATATTAAATTTTTCTTGTAAGAGATCTGTAATCAAATCCAAACTTCGTTCGCCGCTCCAAGCACCTATACTTGTTGCTAAAATCTGCCATTTATAATCTTCTGTGTAAATAGAAGCTAATAACCCTAGCATGATACCTCCTACTATATTTACTAAAAGACTCATTGCTATCCCTAGTTTTCCAGACACTTTTTTTTCATAAGTGTTTTTTAATGTTCGCGCGAAGGCTGTAAGTACTAATAAAAATGATGTTATAAGTAAAAATATTTTATCGATATTCATTTGGTTTTATGCTTTACTGTAATTCCTTCGCTATAAAACAAAATAACAACCACTAAAGCTTTTTAGTTGTGACACGACAAACTATGCACTATAAAAATGAAGTGTTTTATTACTTATAGGCACTTGCAGCCTACTTAACAAGTGTTTTTTTTTAATACCGTTATAGTATATTTTTCTTAAAGATTCTGGATCTAACTCGGTATCATATAGGTTATGAAGTAACATAAACTCATGAACACCTTTACTAATTTTCCCTGGAGATGTACTGCCTTTAGCGTACCCTTTTACAAACTGGACAAGTGATATTCTAAAAATAGAATCTAAATGATCATTTAATAATTGAACATCTTTATCTAAAAATTGTATCTGTGAGTGTTCTAACCATGTTCGCGAATTAATTGAGGCTTTTGTTTCTGTAGTATTTGATTTATCTAATGATAAAAAAACACTAAAACCGCTAATCTTGCTTCTAGATTTAGAGACTACAGCTCTAGATCTAAATACATGTATTAACCTCCCTAAAATACTTGCGTTTGTAACATGGGCTAGCTTTATTTTTTTATTGCTATAAATAGCTTTTATTTCTCCATCTAGCTCTTGAAACAAAAAAGACACTAAGTGAGGTCGTATATATACATTAATTAGCTCTTGGTGCTGTTCCATTTAATCCTGCGGTATTTTTAATTGATGTATTGGCGCATATCCGCTATACATTGATTTATACCTGTCGTTATTCATATAACTATTAAATACGCCTTCTGTTCCTGTTCTGTTTGGACAAAACATTGGGCTTGATGTTGTTCCGCTAACTCCTATAGCGTAAGTTTTTCCAAAAGGTTCTACCTTTTCAAAATTAAATTGATAGTCTAATTTTACAGTAAACACATCTGTGCTTATACCACTGCTAGGACTGCAGCTTTCACTTACATAAGCATAACCAGGGCGCTTGGTATTTGCTGTGCTTATGTGGCCACAAGAAATTTTTATTTTATTAGACTCTACCACAAGACCATCATGTATTCTAACCATTGCCATAGTTATAGAGGATTGTCCTGGTACAGATAGATAAACGTCATTGCCTTCAAAATCTGTTCCTATGTCTGCATGAGCTGTAATCCAATACAGATGTCTGTAGTTAGAAAAATCTCTATTATATGCTTTTAAGCCTTGTGTTTCTGATGTGCCTTCTGGTCGCCATGATAACACAACGTATTCGCCACTTGGCGTAATTGTAGCCCAGTCTAAATCGCCAGAAGCGTTTATTTCTTGTTCACCTTCAATAACATCGTCTTTAATATTATAGACGATTAAATATTTTTTACTTGACTTATAACCTATTAACACGACATATTTATCGTCTAAACTTATTCGTCCTTCGCCTTCGCCTATACTTAAATTGGAATATCCTGTAAATGTTCTTATAACTTTAGTGGTGTTGGTAGATACTTTTAATTCCTTCCATTGGTTTGTGCCATTGGTAATACCATACATTAGGTCTGGATTTGTATTGCTCCAATTTCCAAAGTTTGGTGCTTGTACGTAGTAAAGGAAATCGCCACTTTCTGCATCTATAATAGCTGTTCCGTTTGCTGAAGATGCTTTTATAAGTTTACCGTTAGAGTTATAAGCGGTGTTTTTGGCATATTTTACCGTGAAAATAGTATTGTCTGGTGCCAGCCTTCTTATTACTGCTCCTGTTTTTTCGTCTGGTATTTCTTGTAAATATCCTAAATTAGAAGATGGAGCTGGCGGATTAAGAGTTCCCCAATTATAGCTAGAAGCATTAACCTGATCTGGATAACTAAAATCGTTGGTTGGTGGTTCTGGCTCTGGATCTGGAGAGCCATTTTCGTGAGCGTCTAACTTTGCTTCTAAACTGTCAATTTTTTTTGAGAACAAATCAAGTGTTTCGTCTTGAACTTTTAGTCTTTGATTTACCAAGTTCCATAGTAAGCTATAGTCATTGTCCATTCTAATGGTTTTTGTTTCAAGTTCTGAAACACGCTCTTGTAGCGTTTGCGAATAACTCGTTATAGATAGTAGAACTATTGTAAGTAAAATTAGTTTTTTCATAGTTATAATTGTTTTTAGATTATTCTGGTGCATAAAGTTTTAAATTAGAAGATGCGTCTAAATCATAAATATCACCTCCAATAATTTCTGTAAGTATGATTAACCTTTGAGCGTTTGTTGATGCGTTATAACTTTGTTCGCCAAAGAAATAGTTATTACTATCTAGCTCGTCAATAACATTATAAGTGTAGTCTTCAAATAAATTTGAACTCTTATACTCATAAAAGATGTCGTTATCGCCTGTTTTGTCTAACACATAAATAATAAGGTTAGTACCATCAAACCCTAATTGAATAGTTCGCATAGCTGCCCAAATGTGTCTGAAGTTTTCTGGCAATATTTCGCTTATATCTTTATACTGCCAATCGTCTTCTGTAGTGAAGTAATAAAGCCTTAAATCGTTAAATATTTGATATGTATTGCCATCGACTACAACAGGATCTTTTATTGACCTTGAAATTAGAGCGTAGGTAACACCATCGTTTTTAAAGCCACCTTCATAGTTGATGTTATAGTCTGCACTTGCTCTTAACCATACAGCACAATTATCATCCATGTTTGCAGCAGACATATTACCGCTTGCATCAACATCTTTATTATAGGTTTCTTGTAGGTTTTTATAATTTATGCCATCAAAGGTTTTAAAAATATGAACGCCTGTTTTTCCTCCATCTGTATCATCACGTTCATTTAAGATGAGGATTTTTTCGGTGTTATCATCATAATTATACATTCTATGGCAATATGCTCTAATATTAGTGTCGCCTGTATAATAAGGGTAATGGTCTGTGGATGCTGTAGCACTATTTGTGCTAAGTATTTGCATATTCAATCTGGTATCTCTAACTAAAGCAACAGCTCCGCGCCCTGCTAAGAATATGTCTGTACCGTTAACCCACATCATTGGATAACTGAAATAACCAGCTATTTCTTTATGTAAAACAATGTCTTCTAAATCGTCTGCTACCGCTTTTTTATACACAAGCCAGTCGGTGTTATGTCCGTTAGAATTATCTGTACTATCTGCTCCTTTTTCTCTAGCTATATATAAATCACCATTAGACTCGTCTAAGGTTATAATTGGTGAATGATGAGAGTCATAAGCACTTGTAATCGATGCATGAGCAGGTATTATATAAGAATCGTTTATAACTATTACACCTTCAACTTTACTGCACTTAAAAACCTTAACAGCTCTATTATTAGGCGCGCCACCTTTAAGCATAATCACGAAATACCAATAACCATCAAACGGATTATAAACATTGCTATGCGTAAAAAAAGGATCAATAGGCTTAAATTCTGAAGCTGTTCCTTCAGTATCAAGCGTCAAACCAACAAAAACATCGTTTGTTAGTTTTGAATTGCCTCCTTGTGATATGACTGCTTGTAATAATGGCATAATTAATCTATTGGTGTTCCTGCGGCTTCTAGCGCATAATTTGCTTGAGCTTCTGCTAAAGGCACATTTCTATTCCATGACCTTAAATCGTCTATAATTCCGTTAAAATAAGTCGCACCTCTTACAGAATATCCTATATTGTAATTACAGTCAAAAGCAATAGTGGTGGCTGAACCTGCTTCCGTTTCAATTGTAGCAACGTCACCATCAACAACAATATCAATATCATCTTTACTTCTCATTAATAACCAAACCTGTTGCATATTTCCTGTTAATATTGACTCGGTTAAATAGGCTTTTCTTCCGCTTGCTGCGGCATTTATTCCTTGACCTAAAGCAAGCCATAACTTATCGTCTATTCTAGCGAGGTTTATTCCTTTATAAAACGTAGCATGGTCTGATGCAATAGCGTATTCTGTACCTGTTAATGATGATGGATTAACCAATAACTTTAAAGCACAAGGGAATCCTGTTATGCCTAAATTATCTACAGCAACATGGGCACTTCCTGTAAAAGAATACGCTGTGCCTAATTGTCCTGTAGCCTCTATTGTAGCACCGTTATTTGTGCCATTAAAATTACCTGCAGCATCTACAACAACGTTGGCAGGATCTGCTGCAACTTCATTAAATTTATACCCTCTCACATAATCTGTAAGATTTAGCTCAGGCAGTATTGTTGATGTATATTCTGTGACATCGCCATTATCAAATTTCCAAACAATATCTTCATCTTCTACACCTTCAACATCAACATATATTTGAATGTTTCTAGTGTCTATAAAATTAAAAGGAGCTGTTTGTGTGGCGTTGGAGTTTGATGTTACAATCATATTTTCACTAAAGCCTCCTGTGGCACTATAAACGTCAACTGTAACACCTGTGTCGCCCTCTTTTAAGTCGCTAAAACTTGATATTGTGATTGGCTTATTTCCTAATTCAACCGCGCCAATAACCGAAATAACTAAGGTGTCTCCATCTAGGTGACTACAATAAACAGAAACAAAATTACCTTTATGTCTGTATTTATGAATGTTATATTGGTTTCGCTCGCCTTGTAATCTTGTGTTTGTACCTCTTAAAAAAGAAGGTAGTCCTTTACCTATATTTACAGTATGTATAATGTCTCCAGGAACTAATGTTCCTTTATCAATAGTAGCTTCTATACCTGAATCGCTATTAAAATAATAAACGTTCTCTTTTCCTTTTCTAACACCATTAAAGGTGGTGTTGGCAGTTATATAAGGTGTTTGTGGCGATAGTCGTCCTGTACTAACATCGGTTTCAAAATCCTGTAAATCAAAATCAGCTTCTAAAACTTCTGTATTGCCATCGCCTACGGTTTTTGGTAGTGTTCCTACATATTTATATTGTTTAGATATGCCGTTTTGCACACAGTTAAAATAGTAAGTTGTACCATCGTTTGCTAAAACTTCCCAATCTACAGTAGCAGGATCTAGCGCGTTTATGTAGTCTTCAATAGTTTCTTCAACTATATTGCCAAGGTCTATATATTCGCCATCGTTATCTATTTCGTAAAGCACTCTTGGCGCACCATATATTATTAAATCGTAAGCATTAATAACTCCATTAGTTGAGCCTGTTCCCCAAGTGCCAACAGTGTTATTACGAGTAAAATGATATTGCTCTATAGCTGCAACTATTTTATTGTTTATTAAACGTTTTAAAATGATTTGCAATACAATTAATTGACCAGCCACTATGGTAAAACCTAGCTCGTTTATTCTTGCAACTAGCTCAGTATTAGTCGTTACGTTTCCTTCGCTTGTGGTTATTAATCCTGCACCAAAGTTTTTAAGACTATAGGATGGCGGTGTAGTAGAACCACCACCTCCAGCTTCTTGATTTTCATATAAATAGTTTAAAGCTTGTTTTATTTCATTCCACTCTTCAGCAGTATATTTAAACTTAGGATCTATATTTGCTAGTTGTTGTAGCTTATCCCAACTATCTTCTTTAACGCTGTCTGATAACGGAAATGGGTTCTCTGTAGCCATATTTATAAATTATAAAAGTTAATAGGGAATTCTTCTGAAAGCTCAAAATCAAAACTTCCATTTGTAAAACCTAAAGTGAAAATAGAATGTGTAGTGTAGGTTATTGTGGTTGTTTTATTTGTACTTACTATACTTATTTTAGGTGAAGAATTTTGGTAAATATCGTTTCTGCCAAAAAAGAAAACCAGACCATTAGACATTTTTATATAAATGTATTTTACTTTGCAATAATCTTTAATTCTCATTGCTCGTAAAGGATCGTTACTCGGAAATTTAAATTCTAACTTTTGAGTATATAATATTCCAGCTGCTGTAGTTTTGCCGGTTTCTGTTAATTTAACCTTTGAAGGAGTAAAATACGCTTGTTTAGTAGTACTATTTTGAACATAACTATTATAAAAAGGTTGTAAGCTAGTACCAAGAGAAGGTGTAGCTTGACCTGTTATGTCTATCTCAACACCACAAATATTCGGTAAGACTAAAACTTTTTTGCTAATATCCAAGATTATAGGGTTTTACCAAAAATAATAAAAATTCACAATATGTAAAGATATAATTTACTTATTGTGAATTTATTAAGGTTTGAAATCTTTCTTAAATTCTCTATATTTTTCTGTAACTCTGTAACCTACTATGTAAACAATAGTGTTTACAGGCTTTTTTTGGTTGCAACCACTTTGTAACTGGAAAGGTTTTTTAAAAAACCACTTTGTAACTTTCTTTAAGGTTACATTTTTTTTGTAACTCTATTACAAATAGAAATTAATAATTGTAACCTATAAACTATTGAATTTATTGACTTTGCCGTGAACGGTTACAAAGTTACAGTTTTTTTTTACTAGAACTTTAGAGAGGGGAAAGGGAGGGAAGACGGTCCACGTATTCGTAGTTTAAAAAAAGAGGGTGTTGTCGGGCGATCTAAACTAAATGGGAGAGGTGTCTGAGAGCTTCTAAGGAACTAGAAACGTATATTCTAGTGGTTTTAATATTAGAATGCCCATATAAGTCTTGTATTAGTGCAAGATTATTACCGAGCTCGAATAAATGTACTCCACAGCTTTTACGTAAAGAATGAAATCTATATTGTTTGCCAAACGTAGCTTTAACAATATTATTACAACTGGATGCTGAGTATTGCGGTCGCCAATCTTGGCCTGTAAATACATATTGTTGTGGTTTGTGGCTTCTAGCATGTTGTTCGAGCAAATCGATAATAGAGTCGTTAATTGGAAGTAAACGATCTTTATTGCCTTTTGCTTGAGATATTAATAGTGTTTGTTCCTGGCGATTAATATGCTTCCATTGTAAGTTAATGATTTCTGATACACGTAGGCCACAAGCATAACCCAATGTTATAATAGTTTTATGCTTGATGTTTTTAACTGATGTTAAACGATTTAATAAAAAGTCACGAGGAATAACAGGTTGAATTGTTATTGATTTACGCGGGCGCTCTATTTTATCTAAATGAATAGCCTTTTTACCAAGGATGTATTTAGCAAACAATTTTAAACTACCAATTATTTGATTTTGTTGACTCACAGACGAATAGTGTCTGTTCTCTAAATAACTTGTGATTTGTTTTAAGCTAACCTGGTATGGATCCTTTATATTATTATCTTTGATAAAAGCTTGTAAATATGATACGTAAGAATCTATAGTGTTCTCCGAATACCTTTTGTTTCTTAACTTTCTTATATAAATTTCAAGAATTTTCATGAATCATAGTAGTGTTTATAGTAGATTAAGACCTATTGTAGATATACACACGTTATCGGCAAAACCTCAACATCGTCCTCATTCACTACGTTCAATCGTCCTCGTTTCGCATACGTAAAACGAAGCACTTCGTACTTCACTTGTTTCACTATTGCCGATAACAAAGCTCGTGTACGTGGAAAATAGCCTTGCAAAAACTACGTTTTTGACTTTGTATCATAAACAACCTTTTCAATTTCTTCATCTGATACACCTATTGATTCAAAATGTATACAACCAAAATTTTCACCTGTTAAAATTCCATCTGGTATTACAACAGTTTTTCCATCCATTTCTAATTTACCAACACAACCAACATCGGCTGTAAGTTCTTCTTGTGAAATTTTCAAACAGTCACCCATTACTTCGTGTTCTGGTCTATCAAACCAATATTTACATGCTTTACATTTCATAACCAATCTTTTTTAATTTTTGAGTAGGAAACAGCTACTCTTGTTGTTTGTCTATATTTCATATCTACTTTGTTTTACTATGTTCGTTCAGCCGATAACTTCGTGTATTAATCATTGTGTAGTGCGGCTATTTTACACGTCTGTTGTTCCTATTTCTTTTACTGCTTTAAAGCAAGCTTTACACAGCTCGAAATCCACAACAGATGAATACACGAGCTTTGTTAGCATTGATTTACCTCGCTACGCTTCGGTTTTTTCACTACATAAAATTTTACGTCGTTTTAAAATTCTAATAATTCGTTCTGCTGCTTTATCACAATGTTCTTTATAATCTTTTTCAGGAATCCACCATCCATTGGTAAATCCTAATTCATCACGAATTATTTCACTCAAGTCTTTTTTAATTCTTTTAGGTTTAATCAAATCTTTGTTCATATCTATAAAATTTTATTCTCGTTAAAAACCAATCAATGCTAACGCTCCCTGTCTCATTCGTGGATTATTGCACCACCGCTTCGGTAAACCTCGCTTTCGCTAATGCTAACAAAGTGTATAAGGCATAGCAATAATCAGCACTTCATTCGTAAGGCGGTTCTTTGCTTTATGGTTTTGAGCAAGCTCAACCCCTCGCAAATTCAACGCCTCATACACAGGGAGCGTTAACCGTAATAACCTCAACAAAGGGTATTGACTTACTCATGCTTCATAATCCAATACCCTTTGTTTCAGATACGTAAAACCACCTTTGTTCCAAAGCCTTAAGTTTTCCTAATTACGGTTAACGAATGCCGTGTACAAAAGAAAAGCCCCTGCAATGCTTCGCATTGACTATGGTTAAATTCTTGCTTAATTAAAAATATAAACCTCGTTTTACATCGCCTAATGTTTCATACCACAAGTCTTGAGTTATATTATCAACTTTAGACCAAATAATATCTTCTTTTGCTTCTTCAATACTCTTAATTTGTTTTTGATTTTTAGCGTTTTTTAACTCTTTGATAAGAGATTTTAATTTTTGTGTTTCCATTTTTAATCTATTGTTTTTTTGTTTTCTAATTCCCAATCAATACAATCAGGTCTTTTGTTTATTCCAAATATTTGACCGCTTCTATAATAATTATAGCCATAGAATGTTTTTTCTCTTTCGCAACCACATATTGTACATTTATTATTATTCCATTTGTGATTCATTTTTATTAATTTAATAGTTGGTTACTACGGTTAACATCGTGTAGAATTAATTGCTTCGCAAGGGCTTTTCTTTTGTTTGTCGCTTACTTACTTTCGGTATTTTAAAACAAGTTTTAAATCCCTTCGTAAACGCAACAAATACTACACGGCATTCGTTAGTGGGAATGTCCTAAAGGCACGCATCCCTACACAATTTTTAACTAATTGCATTACAATAATCACACTGTTTTTCACACCTAAAACCAAGTTCCATAGACTGATTATAGCAATAAAAATTGTTCTCGGTATGCTCATCCCCACTAATGGTCAGGGAATTGCTAAGCATCGACGATGTTTTGTTCTTTTTTTTTATCATAATTTCTATATTTTAGTACACTACCAACTAACAATGGATATACACAATAGATGCGTAGCTAATGCACTTACTCTGTATGCTACGCATCCAAAGTGCATAATCCCTGACCATTAGCATTGATTTACCTCGCTACGCTTCGGTTTTTTCACTACATAAAATTTTACGTCGTTTTAAAATTCTAATAATTCGTTCTGCTGCTTTATCACAATGTTCTTTATAATCTTTTTCAGGAATCCACCATCCATTGGTAAATCCTAATTCATCACGAATTATTTCACTCAAGTCTTTTTTAATTCTTTTAGGTTTAATCAAATCTTTGTTCATATCTATAAAATTTTATTCTCGTTAAAAACCAATCAATGCTAACGCTCCCTGTCTCATTCGTGGATTATTGCACCACCGCTTCGGTAAACCTCGCTTTCGCTAATGCTAACAAAGTGTATAAGGCATAGCAATAATCAGCACTTCATTCGTAAGGCGGTTCTTTGCTTTATGGTTTTGAGCAAGCTCAACCCCTCGCAAATTCAACGCCTCATACACAGGGAGCGTTGGGAGTGCATGACCTAAAGGTCGTGATGCTCCGCTTTTAATATTTTTATTTGTTCACCAGTATAATTAATCATATTTACACAAACAGCTCTTATAGAACGAATATCATTTCCTTCGTCTATGAGATTTATAATATGACTATGAACTGTTAAGTTTGTTTCTAATTTGTTAAGTTGTTCTTTTAATTTCATGATAAAAATTTTAAAGACTCCCGCATCACTCATGCACTCCCAACGGTCAGGGAATTGCTATGCATCGAGTAAGTCATGGAAATTAGTTATATTACTATTTATTTCATTGGCTGTTTTTATAGCTTTACCTTCATAATTAAGAGTCACAGCAAACGAACCTCCAAATACATCTACTAAATGAATTAGATTATCAGGAAAGTAATTATACAAATGTTCTAGCCATGAGAATTTCCCTCCAAAATAATTAAATGCTATGTTTTTGTTTTTGTTTCCAGACATATCTAAAACATTTTACCGCAAACCCTACAGCTTTCAAGCTCTGAAAATTGATCTTCTGGAACACATGGTTTTAAAGCTGCTGCAGGTATGCAATTAATTTCTTTTTTATCCAGGATAAACTCTTCTGTTTTTCCTGATATTTTTATATAGGTTATTTTACTCATGTTTGGTGGTCATATATTTTCTCAAGACGTTTTAACGCTAAAAACGTATAAAACTCTCGATTTATAGACTCTCCTGAAGCCCAGATAAAAGCCACTATTTTAGACAGTTTAAAAACCTCATGAGCGGTAATGCAATTACCAACCGCCACTGCCAAATCTAAGTTTGTGTAATTTTTCATAAGTCAGCATCTTTTAGTTCAAAATATCCAGCTGGCACATAAACCATTTCTAAGCGTAAATACTGCTTAAATTCTGGCCAGCCTGTATCTTCGGTAATCCGATAATTACGGTTATCTATTTTGCCCGTTTTTAAACTTTTTAGCCAATATGGCTGCCCTATTTTTGGCTGAATAATTTGTTTTACGCCTATTCCTTTTTCCGTTTTATAAACAATTTCATTAAAGTCTTTACTGTTGGCTTTGCGCAACTTAACGTTAACGTCTAAGATGACTTGCTCTCCTTTTGTTGTTGTTATTGATGTCATAAATTTTAGGTTTTAAAATGGTAAATCGTTGTCTATTTCATCTTTAGAATTATTTGTATTATCTGATGCTTTTTTAATAGCTTCAGATGCTTTGGCGTTGGTTGTTTTTATATAGCACATTTCGCGAAGCTCTCCATCTACCTTTTGCATAATGCGACCATCTTTTTGCATACCTTCAGTGTCTGCTGGATTAAATTCCCACTCATTATATTTTGCATAAGCATGCAAACGTTTTTTGAATTTATAAGCCGAAAATTTAGCGCCTGTTTTTTGTTTTAAACTTTCAAACGCCACGTCTTTTACAAACGCCTTGTCTAAATACAATAACTGGTTGGTGACGTTAGTTTTCTGGAAATACACATCTGCCCAATCTTTAAAAGCTGCTCCCATTTCGCTTAATAAGTTTCGCATAGTGACGTTGGCCATTGGCGGATTAACTTTTTCTTCTCTAGAAAGGAAGAAGCTTACACATTCTGCAAGAAAATTATAGTATGAGTTCCATTGGTGCTCGTCGAAATCTTTAAATAAAGATTTTCCATCAAAATCATCGCTTACAGAACGCGATTCTTTATATTCTTCTTCTAGGTTAAAATGATAATAATCACTAAAAACAATATAAAGCAATCGCCTAGCCAATGAAGGATCTAAATTGTTTGGCGGATAGTTAGAACTGAAACACATTTTTGGTACTTCGTCGAACGGAATTACAAAACGCAAACCGTTTTTGTTATTCACTTCTAGATCTCCTGTTATCCAACTGAAGAAAAAACCATAATCTAAATGCTGATGGCAATCATCTACCAATACATAATCTGTATCTGGAGTTATGCCGTGTGTAATAAAATCATCACTCGTTTTTTTAGGATCTCTTCCTGGTATATAATGGTTTTTTAACAGCAACTGTTGGATGCCTTTTTGAAACACAGATTTACCAGAACCACCATGACTTTCTCCAATATCTGCCAACTTATTATCCATAGCATAAACAGCCCAGGGTTTTTGTGGACTCTTAAACGTGTGCAGCATATAACCTAATGCATATATTTTATTTATTAGGTGAAGCTTTTGCTCGTAAATTTCTTCTGCAGTTAAATTTGGTCCTGCTATATTAAATTTATGTGCTTTTAAATACGCTTCTCTGTCTGAAGGTTTTAAATTATCTAAAGACTCTTCTAATTCTTTACGCCAATGAATGCGTGATGCATTGGTTAGATAATTAAGGAACATATTTTCTTTGTTATGAATAATAATGTCCTCGTTGCCATTTTTGTCTTTTTTAATTTCAAATTGCTTGTCTTGTAAATAAATATTATGCTTTAGCATTTTGCTTTCCCAAATATATTTGTCGAGCTCGCCACGTTTTTGAAGTTTTATATCGTCTTTAGATATTTGAAGGACAGCATTTTCAAAGAACATGTATTGATGATCTTTGTCTGCAGACGAAAACTCAATATTAAAGGTGTCTAATTTATTTAACCTGGTAACACTTAACTGTTGCGCATATACTAAATCTCTTAAAGCAATAGGAGCTTGGCGTTCTTTTAGAAATTGATGAACAAAATGTTCTATCTCTACAGGTAGAACTTTTCTAACTACATTTCCGTCTACATGCACAAAATGGTAACCATCTTTAGTGTAGTCGTCTTTAATTCGTCCAAAACCATTAAGTTTTAAAAAATTGTAAAACTGTGTGTTTCTAAAATGATATTTTTTTCCTGCTTTCGTGTAGCTTTCTGTCCAGAATTGAGCAGGTATAGCATTGTCTACAATTTTATTTAATCGAGAATTAAAGCTAGCATCGTCGTTTTTTTTATAAAAATGAGTAACAAAATCTTTAAAATCTTTGCAAGAATTACCTCGTTTATCTTTGCGTAAGGTTAAATAATGTGGCAACATCATGATTCTAACATCTAGATATTTTAAGGAAATTTCTAGCCCATGTTTTAATCCTGAAGCATCTAGATCTGGAACATAAATAATCTCTTTAGCATATTTTTTTAATTCTAGATATTCTTGAAAGTTTAGTTTTTCGCTTTCGCTATTAAACCAAACCGGATAATATCCAAAGCTTCGCATGTTTAAACCATCGCTTCCGCCTGACACTATAAAAACATAGTCTATTCTAGAGTCCGGTAGTTTGTCTATTATTTCAGCTTCATAATCCTCTTCATGCTTTTGCTTTTGTTTTTTATAAGCTTTTTTAAGCAGATCTAAACCATACATAAAACGTTTAGGCTTCTCTCCAAGAAACCGGAAACGGTAAGACTTATCGTAGCTTAATGGTTGGTAAATTTTAGACCATTCCGGATAATCGAAAGCAAAAATTGGATAGTCTGCAGTAGATCCTGTGATGCTTGCAACGTCTGCTTTACAATATGTGAATTGTTTAACACTAACCAGATTAAAATCTTTACAGTTTTGCGCAGTAACCTTTGGTCCAAGTGAAGCTAATTCTTCTGTAGTAAATTCTTTTGGTTCTACTTCGTAATCTTTTGGTTGTTCGTCTTTTTTTAATGGTCTTGTAGTCCATTCTGGTTTTATTTCTGCCCAGGTACTAGAGCCTTTTACCTTGAAAATACTAGCTAAATATTGCACAGCTTCGCCAAACTCTTTGTTAGTTTCTAACATACAAACACCTATGGCGTTACGTTCTTTTTGATCACCTCCAAAATCTGTAACATGATAGCTTCCGTTTTTTAAACGTATAGAAGCAGACGCTGTTTTCTCTGAACCTCTAGCTTTAAATTTTTTATCTCTTCTAGAAAGTGCTTCAGCTGCATCTGGATAATACATTACAATAATATCCAAGCCTTTATTTGTTGCTTCTAGCACATCTTTATAGTCTACGTAGGCCATTTAATTTTTTAAAGTATTTGAAAATTGATATGGTTGGTTATTTTTTAACTGTTGATTAGCTTTCACTTGATTAATTCTTTGTGCGGCAAGCAAAAACTGTGTCGCTACTAATTCTTCTCTATTTATTCGTATTAGTTTAATTTTTTCTTGATCATTAAACAGGTCAGAATTTCTAATTTGAATTATTCTGCTTCGTAATAAATTAATTTTTGATTGATGATTCATCTTTTGTTTTTTTATTAATTATACTAACTCCTCTAGGTTTTATATCTGCGTGTGACGCTATAATAACACAAAAGAAAATTGTTATTAAACCAATCACATACACACAAACGACAATAGCTATTACTGTTAATATTATGGTTTTTATAGTTTCCATTTATTTCTGTTTATTAGCACATAGAAGACCGTTAAAAGTCCAAACATGTAAGCGATTATAGTAGGTATCATTTATATTGGGTTTTAAAAACCGCCACCTAGATGGCGGTTAAACAACACGCAGCTTCAAAAGAAGCTTTTTAAAGAACGATTATTTATGAGTCACCATAAATACGTTAAGCTAAATTTAAACTCCTTACCACCTCTGCGGCACCTTGCTTGGTTTGGATTCCTAATTTAGCATACAGAATTCGTTTCATCTTATGAAGCGAACCCATTGGTACATTTAATTTATCTCCAATTAATTCATTAGTATCATTGGTGATTAATAATTTTAATAGTTTTATTTCTTTAAAGCTTAATGGGTTATTATTATAAATAAGCGGCTGACAAACTTTGCCTTCGCCTTTACAGTTTCCTCTTAATGGGCAGTCCCAATATTCACCTGGCTGTAGTTTATAGTCTTCTATGTCTGGAGTAAAATCCAATCCTCCAAAACGACATTCTATGAATTTTTGAAGCTGATGTGTTTCTGATTTCGGAAACCATTCTTTTAATACTTTTTTGGCTTCGGGCAAATCATTTAAAGCTTCCTTTATTATTTGATGATAAGAAAACGGAACTTCTTTTAAATCAAGCATTTTGCCATTTACAAAGGCTTTTACTTGGTTGTTATGATTAAAAAACTCTACAAAAGAGTCGTTTAATCCTGGATAGATACGTGGGTTTGTGTTTGTTGTCAT